TCTTTGTCTATAATTGTCTAGATATGTGTTCCAGTAAAGTTTATCTTCTGGCTTTAATTCTATATAGTCGTTTGGATAATTTTGTCTATACCAAAATAACATTTCGTTTACGTCCACATCAGCAGCCCTAAAATTTTGCTGGCTTCCAGCAATTACAGTGCCTAATCTAGTCCTAGCGTCCTGGCTTGCGATTTGTTGCTTAACTGTATTGATTACAGCCCTGGCGTCGCCAGCTGGGCTTTGAAAAGCGCCCCTAAAAAAAGGTATAATTGACGGCAAAATTTGTACAACAGATGTAACTATTGCCGATATCGGTTTTGCTGCTGCTGCTGCTACTAATGGGGCTGGCATACTATTTTTTCTTAAATATTAAAAACGCTGCTAGTGCCGCGCCACCTATTAACAAAATTGTGTTTGTGCTTATTCCAGCTCTTTGTTCTGGCTGTTGCTGAATTGGCATAAAAGGTTGTTGCTGGTACTGGCTTGGTACATAACCGCCACCAGGACGAGAAGCGCTAATAATATCCGGAGCCGCTGTTACTAAACTACTAAACGCATTTTGCCAGTCAAATTCACCAATACCGTTTACGCTTGGTAAATCTTGAAGCGCAACTGTTACTTTGTTTATTGCAACTTTATATTGCAATTCCTTACTAGATCCTGGGGTAATTACGCCAGCTTGCAAAAGCCTGTCGCGATCTCTTACAAGTTTATCTCTATACGCTTCCATTTCTGCGCGTTTGTCGCTTGCTGTGTAACCAACGCCGCTTAATGCAATTAGTGCCATTTTTATTTTTTTATCTTTGTAAAAACTAGGTTGTCTTTTTTCATTAAATCTAGGTAATACCGGATCAATCCAAATTTCATTTTTTGTTCCTGGATACATAACAGCAAAAACGTGTTGTGGCTCCCTAGTATTATTTTTATATCCCGCAAATCTATATGCCAAAGGTACTTGTAAAATACCTTTTCTGTTAAGTGAACTTAATATTCCGTTTACGGCTAAACTGAAACTTTTACAGTCTGCGCCCTGTTTTAGAGCTAGGATAGCGCTAGGACTTCTTAATGTCTGTGTCTTATTACTCTCAATAAAGTAAGGCACATTCGATTTTAAAAAGTTAAAAATATTTCTAGCCGTTTCTAATTCACTCTCACCTACAAAAAGTTCACTAATTTTATCGTATTCGTCCTCGTATTTATAATGCGTTTCTAAAATACCGTCTATTATGTCAGTAACAGTTTGATCACTGCTAACCACCTGTTTATAATTTTGAAAAGGTGATAATTTTTGTAAAACTGCGTTTTTAGAAACCATTAAAACTGTATTTTATGTCAAAAGGTAATAAAACGCCGTCAACCTGAGCCGTACCAGCTAATCTAAAATCAGCCTTTTTATCCTTAATAAGTTCGCGAATAGAAGTTATTGCCCCTTCTAGTGTTGTAACCGCTACCAGTGGCAAAACAGCCTGGCTATTTGCTAAAATTACCGTTCTATTGTTGTAATACACATCAGCCACTTTTAAACCGCTTGCTAAATATAGCTGGGCCCTCAAATTGCTTAATTCTGTTGTAAATGCTGTTGGGTTATTAATAGTTACTTCTATATTGATCTGTGGATCTAAAAATGATCCACCCAGGCCCACCCTGGATATTACAAAGCTAACGCCTTGCGAAAAGCGGTACTTGCTGTAAATCCAGTAAACTGCTGCTGCGCCAACTAGGGCTGCTAGCCATTTTTTTGCTGCCATACTGCTACAAAGTTACAAAAATTACTTGAAAATTCAATAAAAAAACTTTTTTTTAAAAATAGTGTGTGTTGGTTAAACTTTTAGTTTAAAATTTATTATCTTTGTACCTCTGGTAAAAAGATAAAAATTAAACCACCTATTTTAAACCACTTAAACCGGTTTAAATTATTTTCTTTTCACCTTTAATTAAACCACTAATTAAGCGATACATACCAGGCACAAAAAAACCAGCACTAGGCTGGTATTTTGGCGGCGTACTGGGCTGCTAGCTTTGTTTTAATTGTTCAGCCAGACGCGGCAATAAAATCGTTTTGTTTTTTTCTCGTATAAATTTACATAATGTCCGCCAACTTTGCGGGCAAACTCAATAAAATTTTCAACTCGGTTTATATTCCGATATTTTTTTGGTGTTATTTCTTTGTGATCCTCAAAAAAAATAATTGCTGTGTAGTATTCCATTTTTATATATCTTTGTTTTGAAAGGAAAATAAGCAGTTAATTAGGGTTAATTGTTTTGTCCAGGCGGTCAAATTTTTGGCCGCTTTTTTTTGCAATTAACTTTAAAAATTCAATGTCGTCTGGCTGTAATAAAACGCCGTTGTATTCTATTCGCCAGTTTGCGCCCTTTTTTACTAGCTTAAAATGTTTGTGCATTAACATATAAGCTATAAATCGTTTAGTATCTTTTTTCATAATTTTTCTATTTCTTTTTTAACTTCTTGCCAATAGTATACATTATAAGGAGTAGGGTGTATAACGCTTAAAATTTCATCTACTGTTATTAATGCACAATTTTTTGCAAAAGATATATCATTTTCATAAAAAGTTTGTGTGTACATAACAAACATTGACATTAATTTTATTGCTTTTTCTTTTGGTTTATAATTAGTATCGTCTTTCATATAAATTATTTTCGTTTTTATAAATGTATTTTTTATCTATCCAGATCTTACATAATTGTTTGGCCCAGTTAGTACCTTTTGCGTGTTGTTCCTGGATTTCTGCAATTAGATCTTTGTAGGCAATAGGGCCGTAAATAAGCTGGTTTATTATATTTTTGTGGTCAAGTTCAGTAAATTGTTTTGGGTGCTTTATTTCAGGCTTTTTGCTTTCACCTTCAATAGATATTTGCTGCCAGTTGCCGCCAATATTCATAAGAACAACTGGCTCGAAATCTTCCGAACTTCTTAAAAATCTAGGCTGTAATGTAAACGTCTTTTTATCTTTGTCTTTAATTATTTCTAAGGTGCTAGAAGCCCAGCGATCACAATTTGATCCCAGATGACCTAGCGTCTGTGCGCCCAGGCCTTTGCCCTGGTGAAGTACGCCAACAAATAAACAGTTGTAAATTTTAGTAAGTTTTTTAAACCAGTTCACTAGCTTGCGGCTCTCTATTTCGCTGTTATAGTCAAAAATAAGATCCAAAAGGCCGTCAATTATTACAATCGGGCAATCTGGGTTATTTTCTAAATAATTAACGATTAAGGCCCTTATTTCGCCTGGGCCGTCCTCTCGCACTGTAAAACAATCAGCCCAGGTAGGTAGGTTGTTTAAATTGCTAAAATGCTTTATTTTATTAACTTGTCTGTAAAAATCAAAATCGCTGCTTTCAGTGTCAAAATAAGCTATTTTGCGCCTTCCTTCTGGGAAATGCACTTTCATTCCAAACACATCACCAGGTTGAAATGCAGAAGCTATTGCAGCGGCTAGAAAAGTACTTTTGCCCGCCTTAGGCAATCCACTAAAAACGATAAAATTTTGGATCGTTCCAATTGGTTTATCGTCAATAGTGAATATTACCTGGCTTGGGGGGGGTATGAAATCGGGCTTGTATTTTCTCTGTGCTAGTTTTTCTTGTAAAGTTAATTTGTTTTGTCCGTCTATCATTAGATCCTTTGTAAAAAGCCGATTAAAATGGCTGCAATAATTAGGGCTATTACAGCTTGTACGTTGGGGCTACATCTCAATAACCTTAACATTATTTTCGTTTTCATTTTGTAGTTTTTCTAGGGTTAAAAAATATTCGTTTGCTAGTGTTTCGCACTCTCTTAAAAGTGTAGATAGTCCTATTTTACTGTGATTATTTTGCATTTCTTTTGCGCAAAGGATCTGCAATAAAACGTGTTCGTATTTTGTTAAGCCTGGTATCGGTGCCACTAGGCGGCCAAATTGATCTTGAACTGGCATAACTGGAAAAGCTGGTGCGTTTTTATCTATTTTCATTTTTTTAGTTTTTCAATGGCGTTTAAAATTTCTTCTTTTTTTTGTATATATATTTCATTTTCTCTTTCTAATTCTTCTATAATAACATTGTTATTATATATTGTTTCATTGTTTTCTTCTATAATTAGATCAAGTTTTTTTATATAATTTTCTAGTTCTTTTATAGCGTTTATCATAATTCGTTATTAGTTTGCTTTTCTGTAAATTCTTTTACTGCAATAGATAAATACTTGTTGCTAGCTTTGCTAATCTTTATCCAGCCAGCAATTTCATACATTTTGCCGTCTGCTTTAAAATAACCCTGGTAATCGGGCTGCTTTTCGTTTTTTTTGTTTTCTACTTTGTTCATTGATCCAAAGCCGTCGGCTAGATCCTTTAAATAATCGTTTTTCATTTGTTTAGTTTTAATAAATTTAATAATCTGTATGTGTAATAAAAAATATGTGAAGCTGCATAAGTTAAAATGCAAACTGGTACAGATATTACAATAAAAAAAATTACTGCAATAAATCTTATTAATTTTCTTCGCATTGGAAACTATTTTCTAATCTTTTAATTTCGTGCTGGTAGTGTTCCAGGGCCGCGTCTATTAGTATCCTTACTTCAAAAGAAAGATCAAACGGCAAATCGTTTTCGTTTAACGATAAAAACTTACCAGAACTAGAATAGAAAAAAAATGTGCATTGTTCGTAAGGTGATAAGGCCCGCAATGCTTCCAGGCGCAAAATTTTGTGTTGTAAGCTGGCTATTTCGCCCAGGATCTTACTGTCGGTTTTTAATTGCATAAAATAGGGTTTTTGTTTGTCGTTGGTAAAATTATAGTAAAAACGTTTAAACCACCAAATTTATTTTATAGGGGCATAAAAAAGCCTAGTGTAGACACACCAGGCTTCCTTTTTTGTACTAGACCATTGAAATTTATCTAACCAACTTGCTTGCTTATGCTAAAAATAGTGCTTTTTCTTCACTTCTGCGCCTTACTAGGCCTGGTAAAATTACTTTTTGGCCGTTTACCGTTCCTTTGTTCCAGCGATCAAATTGGGCCGCTACCTCGCTTTTAGGTGCGCCGCTATTAAGTAACCTTAAAAGCGTGCTAGATTGAAATGCGCCGATCCCTACATTATAGACAAAGCTAGTTAAACTATCTAACTGGTTTTGGTTTATAGGTACCTTAACCAGTGCTTTGATCTTTGGCACTATTGCCTTTGTTTCTTTTCTTAGCCACTCAATAGCCTTTTCCTGGGTTATACTATCACCTAGTTGTACTTTACGCTTTGCGTCGTAATTATAGGTGCTTCCATAGCCCAGTGTTGGTATTCCAACTGGATCTAGGTAAGCGTCTAAATACTTATTTATGTCGTCGGCCTCAAACTTTTTAATAAGTTCCTCAGCCTTTGCCCCTATTGCCATTGTGCTACTTAATAAGATTAACGCCACAACTCCAATAACCAGGTATTTTTTAGCCTGGCTTGTCATTATGGACGGTTATTTAAATTAATATCTGCGTCTTTTGCTGCGAATAAACCTAGACCGCTTAAAATGGCTGTAATACCACTAGGCAAATCACCTTTTAATACGGTTGCAACGCCAGTAATTACGGCACCTAGGCCGAATAAACTTGTTTTCCAGTTCTTAAACATATTGTTACATTTTTGTTACAAAATCAAGTTTTGTTTCAATGCGCGCTAATCTATCTAATATTTCGGTATTAGTATTGTTATGTCTGGATAGATCCCTTTCTATTTTATCTAACCTGTTTTTGGTTGTAAAATAAAAGCCACCGCCAGCGGCAATAAAAATGCAAATACTAAATAACAGATCCGTCGCCATTTTCTTCTTTTAATATTTCACGCGCTATTGCATTGTAAGCGTCGGCCGCTGTCATTGCTGCCGTTAAGTTTTCAAATAAACCGCTTTTGCTAGCTGCGTCTAAAATTTGTTTGATGATTGCAAGTGCTTGTTTGGTTTCCATTGGTTTTGTATTTTAAAGATTAATTAAACAAGTGTAATATTTAACTTACTAGCGGCCCAGTCGTATGCTGCTTGGTTAATATCTGCGCTAGATCCCCAAACGCTATAATCTGGCTCTACTATTGTTAAATTTCCGTCTGCTAGTTTAGTAGTGTTTTCATCTAATAAAGTCCAATAAAATGTTGCAGAATTATATAAATTATCATAAATGATATTTAAATTAAATTCTGTTGCAACTTTTTGTTGTCCGTCTACCCAAAGGGTTAAAGGTTGTATTTGTTTCATATTAATTTTTTAAGTTTTCTATTTTAGTATTAAGTTCTTGGATTGCTTTAACTAATAAAGGTACAATTTTAGAATAATCTACTCCCTGGGTTTCTTTTCCATCTTTTTCGCCAGTCACCGCATAAGGTAAAATAGATTGTAACTCGTGAGCTAATACTCCATACATTCTATCATCGTTTTCCTTCCATTTAAAATTATATGTTTTAATAGAATTAATTAATGATAAACCGCTATAATCTTTTAAATCTTCTTTTAATCTATAATCAGAGCTAGTATTGTAACCAGTAACATTTACATAAGTATTTATGCTACCAGTAATTGATCCGTCCCAACCTCTAAAAACGATTGCATTTGCAGAAGTATTATTCGATGTATTTGTAATTTCTATTCCATTATTTCCACCGGTTGCACAACTTACAAAAAGTGATCCAGTAGCTAATATATCAACATTTCCATTTACTTGTAATTTTCTACCGTTGTCTGTTGTTGTTCCGATTAGTAGGTTTCCAGTGGCCTCTAATGTCATAGCTGTTGTAAATGATATTGTATTACCTGCCGTTCCAACAGGAGAAGTTAACCATACGTGCCTTCCTAAATATTGATTGTAATTTGTAGCATTACCATTAGTTATATATTTAAATGCCCCATCGTAAAATATATTTGAACTAAAAAAAGTATCATTACCAGTTGTTGTAGACCATAAAGTACCTGTTCCAACTTGCATAGCTTTGTATGAAGCATTCCACGAATTTGGGGTTACTCCCAATCCTAAATTTCCAGCACCGGTTAAAGTCATTAATCTATTAGCTAACTGATTATTCCAAAAAGATATTTCACCGCCAACAGTATTTGATGTTAATAAAAGATTATTTGAGTTTGTACCTATTATCCCAAGTCCTACTCTAATAGAATTGTCAGCATAAAAAGCTCCGGTAACTCTTGATGAGCCGTTTACATCTAATTTATATCCAGCGTCAACAGTTGATCCTATAATAAAATTTCTTGCTGGGCTTATTCTAGCTGCTTCTGCTACGTTTGTAGTATCGTATATACCGAATAAAATAGGGCTAGCCGTTGTTGATCCGTTAAATATACAAAAATCACGATCAACACTTCCCTGGATAAAATTATTTGCAGCCGTTGAAATACCAAAACCAGCGCGCTTTGTCGGGCCGCTTTCGGCGTTATCAATACGCAAAGAAGGTGCGCTTGCGCCTACTATTTGCACGCCATTATCACCAGTTGCACTTGCCACAACTAATTTGCCCGATCCAACAGTTGACGTGCCAATTAATACCTGGCCCGTTGTTCTTTTTATTGTTACTGGTTGCGCCGCCGCTGCTATGTCAAATAAACCAAAATCATTTGCACCAGCGTTGTAAAATGCACCTAAACGCCATAAACCTACGCCACTATTAATAAAAGCTATTCTAGTGTCATTTGTAGCAGTTTCTTGCTCTAATTGTACAACTGTACTTTGATCGTGCTTGACATCAAGCGCCGTTCCTGGTGTAATTGTGCCAACTCCCAAATGGCCATTGACAGCGTCAAAAAATAGATTGTTAGATCCAGTAATTGTACTAGCACCGTTCCAATATGTTACTTGGCCATTAGCACCCGTTCCCGTTACCGTTCCGGTACCAGGCCCGCCAATTAGATCCCACGTTGTACCATTGTCGCGGTAAAATGCAAATGTGTCTGTTGATACAAAGATCCTACCAATAAAACCAGCTGAGGGCCTATTGGCTAACGTATCCGCGTAAAACGCTGGCGTTTGTCTTTGGTTTAATATTGATAAATCTATTGCTGGCATTATCCTATATAATTTTTCTTAACAGTTACGAGGTTGTTAAAGCCCCCTGAATTAATAAAGTTGGCAAAAAAACGGCGCGTTGTAAATTCGCCCTGGTTGCCTTCTATTTGTAAACTTTGATTTTGTTGCAGCGTTACGCTTTCAATCTGTACGGCATTAGATCCGTAATTGATAAAAAGAATACTATTACAGTCGCTTGTAACGTAACCGCTTACATCATACGTTGTAAAGTTTACGTCGTAATTTATAATTTCGGCTCCTACTTTATAATTTGCCATTGTATTTTATTAAAGGTTAAAGTAAAATTAAATAGTGTAAGGCACGCCCATACGCTTAACTCCACTAACCTGGTTAACGTAATAATTTTGGTAAATGTTTTCGCTGTGTTGCGGTTGTGGGTTGCCCTCACCAAAATTTCTAATTTCTTCTACTATTGAAACGCTTTCGGTTGTAATAGCTGGTGCCAGTTCTAATTGCACTGGTGCGCTGGTACCTGGTTGATCTGTAAACCCTGGTTGCTCAATTTTTAAGGTTTCTTTTTTCTTATACATAAAAAAATACCAATAAGCTGCGCCAGCTGCAAGCAATAATATTAAGTTTTTATTTTTCATATTTCAAACATTGATTTTTCTTCGTCGGTTAATAAGTCCGCTGGATCAGTAATAAATTCGCCTGGATCCAGTGGGCCAATTTCAATAGATCCCCTTCTAGTTTTCTTTTTAGTAGCCGCGTAAACAATTACACCACCTAGTAAAAGTAATATTAATAAACTGCCCTTATCTTTCATTCTAATAGTTTTTTAAACCGTTAACGTATTTTATTAACTGGTTTACTTGCTCTGCACTAAATCTATCCGCGGGCCAACTTAAAGCCCCGCCACCCTGTAACCAGCTTAATAGATCTTTGCCTTTTACCTGGTTAAATTTGTCTGCTAAATAACTTACCTGGCTTTTTGTTTTAAGCTGCTTAAATACGCCTAAAACAGCGTCAAAATCGTCACTAAAATAGCCTGGCGCGTTCCAGATCGTTTCAATATATTTATTAACGTTGGCGTTTGTTATAATAGTCGCGCCACCTTTACGCCAATAATTAGGGTTCCAGGCGCTTCCTGGGTTGCTTGTCTGCTTCTCAATTTCTAACTCCTCGCTACTTTTTTGCAGCCCTACGCTTTCTAGTATTGGCTTTATTACTTTGTTATATCCAAAGTAAACCACTACTAAGCCAATTATTAGGCTGCTATTATCTTTTAAAAAATTACTTCTGGCCATTACAACATAAATAATAATGAAGATAGTTTTGCGCTGCCCATTTCATTTAATTTTCTCAAATGATCTATTGTAACGCCTTTACTCATTAATGATCTTAAAATTTCTACTGCTTCTGCTTCATCACCTATCCCAGCTATTGCCTTTGGGCCACCTAGTCCGCTTGCTAGTCCTGACATCAAAGATATAACACCAGCGATTAATGCTTCCTGAACTTGCGGGTTGCTTATCATTTGATCAATAGGGCTTTTGGGTGCTTCTTCTTCTTCTTCCAGATCGTCCATTGCTTCTATTGCGGCTATTCTACTTTGTAACATAGCGTTTTGCTCAACTAGCTTTTCTAGTAACATTTCTGTTCTAGGGCTACCGATCCCAGACATTGCTTGCATTGGCATTAATTGCTGTGGCCTATTTAGCTGAAAAGAAATACTAGTAAGGACTGGGCTATCTTTTTTAGATCGGCCCCTACCAGTATTTCCCTCGCTAATAACTTGTATTAAATACGGGTTGTAATTTTCTATGTTATTGCGCAACTGTGTAAGCGCGTTAACTAGCTCCTGGCGTCCTATTTCTTTTTCGCCAACAAAGTTGTAACGCAAATATTGCGGCGTTGGGTTAACGCCAGCAAAAATTTTATATTCGCTTCCTTCTGCTGCGTCGTAAAAGTTTACGACTTCATCAATGGTAAATATTTCGGGCCTAAAAGCTGCCATAACATAAAAATTTTACAAATAGTAATAAACGCCAAAACTATACGCAACGTTTGTAGTTGCTAGTGCTGATGGCAAAGATACAAAAGATTTTGTCCAGCTAATATCTATATCATTCATACTAGGCAATTCAAAAACAAAAGGTGTTGTTGTACCCTCTTGAATATTATTTAAACCTAGTAATGGAATATTATATATTAATTGTAGATCACCCTGGTATAATGTCAAAAACGACTTTTTAGCGTCCGCAACTGTAACTGGTGTTGATCCAGTAAGCGGCGTTGCACTAATTGCGCCAGCAACATATACTTGTAATGCTTCAATCTTTGCATTTCTTAACTGTGGTAAATCAGGAAAATAAAAGCGCGTAAGTGTAGATCCACTAGGCACGTTAATTTCAACTGCTTCAAACCGTTTGATACGCATATCTTATAATTAATAAATTAAAAAAAGTGAGGGTAATGTCCGACCCTCGGCGGCGGCGTTTAAGGCCCGCCAGGCACATATTGTCAATATTATTTAACAGTAGTAACGTTTTGACATAAGATACCGCGCTGAATAACACAGATAAAGCTATTCGATAAAACTGTTGCTGGCGCACCATTTGCAGTTAACTGAAAATTGATGTTAGCAGCACCATTCATTACGATACCTGGTTCAACTGGGTAGAAACCATCTTGGCTTGCAGCCCACTGATCCACTGGAAAAACTGTTTGTGCAGTAATACCTACGCCGCCCTGTGTTTGTGGCACAAAGTAGTGACGTAAAACGTCCCACGCTGGTAAAACTTGCTCATTGTTAATTGTTAAATTCAAATAACCGTTGTAAATACTTAACAAATCATCATCAGTTGCCGAAGTAAATATTACGCCATTTGGGTAAGTGTAAAGAGGCGCTTTTGTGTTTGTAGCATTACCAACACCAATTAAAACTGCAATTTCTGTTGTTACAAAAATATCTTGTAGGTTTAAACGCTTCTCGTTTACGCGGCTTGCACCGTTTTGAGTATCGTTAACAAGTACAGGTAAATGATAGTTTGCAATAGAAGTGCTTAAAGCTACTTCACTGCGTAAATATGACTGCGTCAATTTAGCGTGTTCTACACTATAACCTAAACTGCGCACTAAGGTTTTCGCATTTTCGAAAACCATTCTGCTTCCCATTTGAGTTGCCATTTGTTATAAGTTTTTTATTTTTTTAATAAAGGTGAAAAGAAAATAATTAACAGCCTTCTTCGTCCAGGCCAGCTATTGACGGCGTCATATAGCTTTTGTCAACTAATCCTTCGCGGTTGTAGTATGCTGCAACTGCTGGTAACTTGTAATTTACATCACTAGCTAGCGCACCGATACCGTTTAACACTCCAAAAGATTGCACAAGTTTTAAACCACCTACGGCGATCATACCAGCTGCTAGGCCCTGGCCCGCTGCTCCTTTTACAAATTTTGGTAAGAACAAACCAACTGCAACTGGTACCGCTGCTTTGATTTTGTCGTTTGTTGCTGCTGGTAAAAACTTACCAACTAATTGTGCTGCTGCTGCACCCGCTACTGTATAAAGTACGCTGGTAGCTGCGCCGCCTACTTTGCCAATACCAGACATTCTGCGACGTCTAGGGGCTTTTTTTGCTGCTTTTCTTCTACGCATTTTTTTTGTTTTTAAATTGTTGTGAAGTATTTATAATCTACCAGAGTAATTGATCGGCATAGTATCCTGGGGAGCCTTTAACCGTTCTATCCTTCTGGTGTCTTATTTTATATAGTTTTCTTTTTTCGTCTGCTATCTTTTTACCGCAATATCTTAAAAAGCTCGGATAATCTAAATAATTAGGATCACCCACACTGGCTAACAAATTGCCGTAAATATCGTAAACATCAATTTTTTTATTTTTCTTTTCACTAGGTAAGACAATTACATTTAACGCTTTTGCCTTTTTTTTAGTATATAAAGAAATTTTATACATTTTATTTTTTTATTCCTTTAATTCTTTTTAATGCAATATGTTTATCAATCCAATTTTTAGCAACACTTAATTGAGAAGTAACAAAAGGTGCAGATAAAGGGTGTACACTAGCATAATAGTGTTTTTTTCCACCAGGTGTTACAGTAACATCAATAATATGTTTTCTATATTGTATAAAATCTTTAAAGTTCTTTTTTATTGCACCTACCATATGTTTATGTTGCAATTCATCTAACTGGCTAACTTGATCCTTTACTTTGTGGATCTTGTTTAAAATAGCTTGTTCTTTTATTGGTTTAGGCTTTTTAACGCCAGCAACTCTACGGACGTGCTTTTTAACAACTCCGTATTTTGTATGCTTTTTCTTTGCTGCTTTTTTTGGTGCTGCCTTCTTTACAACTTTTTTAGCCGCCTTTTTAGGTGCTGCCTTCTTTGCTGCCTTTTTTTTAGGGGCCGCGCCTACTTTTTTACCGTAAACGTGCGCAAACGCTTCTTTTAAAGAAACGCCAGTTTTTTTTCTGTACTCAATGGCTTTTTT